GTTGAAATCTGCTAGTATCCCGACCGACAGGTTCTTGAAGACGGATTTGATTTCGCCTAAGATGAAGCCTGATTCACGTGGAACAATCTTCTTGGAGAGCAAGAAAGAAATGAAAGCACGGGGTTTAGCATCACCAGACGCAGCGGACGCTATATGCGTGACGTTTGCTTTTCCTGTGGCTCACCGCGAGTATACTGAGCCCACTCGCCGCTATAACGCTCAAGACGGCTCGATGTCAACTTCATGGATGGGTTCATGAAAAAAGTATCTCTATCTGTCGGACGCGGCGAGAAGCTGCCAACATCCAAAGGCGCTGGCCTGACGGCCAAGGGTCGTGAGAAGTACAATGCCGCAACCGGCTCCAATCTCAAAGCGCCAGCCCCAAACCCCAAGACCAAGGCAGATCAGGGCCGCAAGGATTCATTTTGTGCAAGAATGGGCGCAGTAGCGGCCAACGCCAAAGATGGCGAACGCGCTAAAGCTGCTCTTAAACGATGGAAGTGTTGATATGGCTACCAAACCTGGACTGTACGCAAATATTCACGCCAAACAGGCACGCATCGCAGCGGGCAGCAAAGAGAAAATGCGCCCTGTAGGCGCAAAAGGCGCTCCAACGGCCAAGGATTTTAAAGATTCTGCCAAAACAGCGAAGAAGAAATAATGCCGCTCGTCAAATCATCTTCACCCAAAGCCTTTCGTGAAAATGTAAAAGCTGAAATCAAAGCTGGCAAGCCGGTCAAACAGGCCGTGGCAATTGCGTACGCAGTAAAGCGCAGCGCGCCAGCCCCAAAAGGTAAAAAATAATGGCTGATTACACCGGCATGGTGGCGGTAGGAAATGTCGCCAACGGTGGCGGCAAGAAGAACGACGATTCCGGCATACTGGCGACAGCGCGCAGCCGCCTGGACATGGCGATATCGGCGCTGTCTGAGTCCCGCGAGGACGAGATAGACGACCTCAAGTTTTACGCCGGAAGCCCAGACAACCATTGGCAGTGGCCTGCTGATGTGCTGGCGACTCGGGGCGCGGTGCAGGGCCAGACAATCAACGCTCGCCCATGCTTGACTATCAACAAGCTGCCGCAGCACGTACGGCAAGTTACCAATGACCAACGCCAAAATCGCCCAACAGGCAAAGTTATTCCAGCCGACGACAAGGCCGACATTGACGTTGCCCAAGTCTTCAACGGCATGGTCAGGCATATTGAATACATCTCGGACGCAGATGTCGCTTACGACACCGCCTGCGAAAACCAAGTCTCCTACGGAGAAGGCTACATCCGAATCCTGACCGAGTATTGCGACGACAATACCTTTGACCAAGACATAAAAATTGGCAGAATTCGCAATAGTTTTTCGGTCTACATGGATCCAACCATCCAAGACCCGTGCGGTGCGGACGCTAAGTATTGTTTTGTGACCGAAGACATTAGCAAAGACGATTACGAGCGGATGTACCCCGACTCAGCGCCCATTACCACCTTGCAAACGCTGGGTGTGGGCGATCAGAACCTGTCGCAATGGCTCAATGAAGACACGATCCGCATCGCGGACTACTATTACGTCGATTACGACAAAGGCACGCTCAATTTGTACCCTGGCAACGCCACCGCTTTTGAGGAAACGCCCGAAGACAAGCAATTACGCGCCATTTACGGCAAGCCCAAGAAGTCTAGGCAATCTGACCGTCCACGGATTAAGTATTGCAAGATAAACGGCTACGAAATCTTGGAAGAGCGCGAGTGGGCGGGTAAATACATCCCGATTGTCCGCATTGTGGGCAACGAATTTGAGGTTGATGGCCGTTTGTATGTGTCTGGGTTGGTGCGAAACGCCAAGGATGCCCAGCGGATGTACAACTATTGGGTGTCCCAAGAAGCAGAGATGCTGGCCTTGGCCCCCAAAGCGCCATTTATCGGCTATGGCGGGCAGTTTGAGGGCTACGAAAACCAATGGAAGACTGCCAACACGACCAACTGGCCGTATTTGGAGGTCAATCCAGACGTTACAGACGGCGCGGGCGCTACGCTGCCACTACCCCAGCGGGCGCAGCCGCCAATGGCCTCCAGCGGGCTGTTGCAAGCCAAGGCAGGCGCTTCTGAGGACATCAAAGCGTCCACCGGCCAGTACAACGCTTCTTTGGGTATGACATCCAACGAGCGCAGCGGCAAGGCGATTCTTGCGCGTCAGCGCGAGGGTGATGTCGGGACGTACCACTTTGGCGACAACTTGGCCCGTGGCGTGCGGTATCTGACCCGCCAACTGATTGACCTGATCCCCAAAATCTACGACACGCAACGCATCGCCCGCATCATTGGTGAAGATGGTGAGACAAGCATGGTCAAGATTGACCCAATGCAGGCCGAGCCGGTCAAAAAGATTGTCAATCAAGAAGGCATTGTGATTGACAAGATTTACAACCCCGGCGTGGGCAAGTACGATGTGGTGGCTACCACCGGCCCAGGCTACGCAACCAAGCGCCAAGAGGCGCTAGAGGCGATGGGCCAACTGTTGCAGGGCAACCCCCAGCTATGGCAAGTGGCCGGTGACCTGTTTGTCAAGAACATGGACTGGCCTGGTGCCCAAGAGATGGCAAAGCGTTTTGCCAAGACCATTGATCCCAAACTCATGCAAGACGGCGACAAACCGCCCGAGTTGCAGGCCGCAGAGCAGCAAATCCAAGCGATGGGCCAAGAAATGGAGCAAATGCACCAGATGATCATCAATGCTGGCAAGTCGATTGAGATGCAGGATATGCACCGCAAGGACTTTGAAGCAACGGTCAAAGCGTATCAAGCCGAAACCCAGCGGATTTCTGCTGTGCAAGCATCCATGTCGCCAGAGCAAATCCAAGACATCGTGCTGGGCACCGTGCATGGCATGATCACTTCGGGCGACTTGGTTAATGAAATGCCAGGGCGGGACATGGATACCGGCCCTGAGATGCCACAAGAAGGCATGGAACAACAACCAATGGGAATGCCACAATGATGTACAAAGCCTGTGATTTTGTCGGGATGCTATTCTTGGCCCGTGATGTGGCCCATAGCGTCCACTTGAACACCCGCAGCTACTCCAAGCACGTTGCGCTCAATATATTCTATGAGCGCATTGTTGGCGCTGCGGACGATTTTGCTGAAGCCTACCAAGGCCGTCATGGCTTGATGGGGCCGATCACACTGCATTCGGCCACCAAGACGGCCAACATCATCGACTTTTTGCAAAACCAGTTGGATGAGATTGAGAAGTGCCGCTATGACGTAGTGGACAGGACTGATATGTCGTTGCAACAGTTGATCGACAATATCATTGAGATTTATCTGCGTACTCTGTATAAACTCCGCTTTTTAGCGTAAGGACACATCATGGAACTTTTAAACCCATTAGCGGACACCAATTTTCCGGCCAAATCTATTTCTTACACCGGCACTGCTGGCGTAACTGGTGCTTGGCCTGCTGGCGCTCAAGGTGTGGTAGTTTGGTCTGACCAGGCTTGCTATGTGCTGGTTGGCGAAGGTGTTACGGCCACGACATCCAGTACGCCAATGCCACCGTTCACACCGATTCCATTTAAAGTTCCCACTAGCGTTAGCGGACAATGGCGTGTAAGCGCAATCCAAGTGTCCACGGGCGGCACGATCTATTGCAAACCAATTAACATCCAATGAGTTTCTTTGGAATTCCCATTCGCAACGGGGTATCAATTGGCCTTGGAAGCATTGTTTCGCTCTTGTCGGGCTATGCGGATGCGACTGTGCAAAGCAACCTTCTTACCGAGTCCTCCGATAACCTTGTGCAAGAGGACGGTGGCTTAATTCTTTTGGAGTGACCTAAATGGCCGTCTTTCTCTCCCCTGTGGGCGGCGCTGCGGCCCAGTTCTTTACCAACAGCGGCGTCATTTTGTCTGGTGGCAAGCTGTACACCTACGCCGCAGGCACTACAACCCCTCAAGCTACTTTTACCAGTTCTTCGGGAAATACCAACCACACCAACCCAATTATTTTGGACTCGGCTGGGCGTGTGCCTGGTGGTGAAATTTGGTTAAGCGCATCGCCGTACAAATTTTTGATTAAGGATAGCAATGATGTTTTAATTGGCACCTATGACAACATAAGTGGCACTGGAGCCGCAAGCTACCAGGTAAACAATTTTACGGGTACAGGATCGCAGACGGTATTTACATTAAGCGCGGCTTCGTTGGGAGAAAACTTTACGTTTGTGTACATTAACGGTGTCTATCAAAACAAGAATACATACGCCGTGTCAGGCGTAACACTCACGTTTTCACAGGCACCACCTATTACTTCACTCATTGAAGTAATGTTTAACTGATTGGATTAATCATGGCAGACAGCAAAATCTCAGCACTTCCCGCTTCTACAACCCCTTTGGCGGGTACGGAAGTATTGCCCATTGTCCAAAGCAGCGCGACCAAACAGGTGTCTGTTGCCAATTTGACCGCTGGCCGTGCTATCAGTGCAACTCAACTTACTTTGACCACAGGTAATTTGATTGTTGCAAGTGGTCAAGGCATCGACTTTTCTGCTACTGCTGGCACAGGAACAAGTGAGTTGTTGGCTGACTATGAAGAAGGTACTTGGACACCTGTATTAAGTGACGGTACAAATAACGCCACTATGTCAGGCGGTACATCAGGGCTATACACAAAAATTGGTCGTCAGGTAAGTGTTACCGCTTATATTGCCGTTACATCACTTGGTAGTGCAAGTGGCGCTGTTTTAATTACTGGTTTGCCTTTTACTGTAAATAGCAGTGATGGCGCTAGAGGTTCTGCTTCTCTTGGGTTTGCATCAGGTTTAACAATTCTTGCAGGATCAAGTTTGACAGGAATTGCAAATGGTAGTTCTGCAAGAATAGCCTTGAATTATTGGTCAGCCATAAGTGGAACATCTAATTTGGCGTTTACAAATTTAAGTGCTAGCACCGCACTTTTTATTTCTTGCGTCTACTATGTTTAAGGAATCAAAATGAGCCTGACCAAAACATCATATTCAATGATTAATGGAGCGCCAATCAATGTTCTTGATTATGGTGCTTACAGTGATGGCACAAATGCAACCGCTACTACAACTGCTATTCGTGCCGCAATCGTTGTGGCTCAACAAACACAATCGCAAGTGTTTTTCCCGACAGGCCTTTATTCTATAAATTCAACTATTGATTTGGCTGATACGCCAATTGGATTTCTTGGTGAATCAAATGCGGTGTGGCAATCTGGTTCAACATTACCTTCAGTTACACTTCAATGGACTGGCGGTGCATCGCCAATGTTTAATTGCACATATTCAAATTTTCAATTTGAAGGAATGGCAATTAGTAACGTAGGAACTGCTACTGATTTTATTTATATTGATGGTGGGCAACGCTATCGGTTCTATCGCATGAGTTGGGTTCAAGGATCAGGAACAAACATTTTTTCTCGAGCTATCATTTATTGCAAAAACCCTTCCTTTGGCTACTCTGCGGTATCTAGTTGTCAATTTGGCGCTTGCGCGCCAATTTTTCTTTACGTTGATGGCACGGGATCAGCAAATGGATTAACGCCTTTTATCTTTGATGACCGCTGTATTTTTGAAAGCGGTGCAACTCAAAATGCGGATGTTGTTTATTTAAAAAATTGTAACGCTGATGGTATTTTGTTTGAGAATTGCACTTTTAACCAGCAAGGTGCTGAACTTCGTATTTTGACAAACATTGACACGCCCCCTGCATTCCCCGCAATTCAATCATTGGTATTCCATGATTGTGAATGGGATTATGGTTCTGGCTCAAATTCATTAGATCGCATGATGGACTTAGAAAATGTTGCCAACATTATCATGACAGGCAATAATTTTCAGTGTGGTGGTACGGCAACGGCTGCAATTAACATGACTAATTGTCGTGTAACTGAGTTTAATGGCAATTACATTCGTGCGATCACTACGTTTATTTCGGCTGATGCCAACACGTTTATTACGGCTGGTCACAATGACGTTGAAATTGGCTCCGTTGGTCGGCTAATTAGCGATGTGGCGAGAGGGTATGTTAATATTACGTGGGCATCCCCAAATACGTTTTTTGGCTTGCAAGATGGTGACCCTGGCCGTACTTGTGTTTACAGAATTAGTGTCCCAACTGCTGTTACTGCGTGGAACATTGGCATTTATCACGGATCAGGAGGATTTGCAGTGCCTGGGCAAGTGTTTACCCTGCTAATTCGAAACATATCTGGCGGCGTTGTAAACACCCCCAGTTTTGCAGCAGACATTAAAGTGTCTGCCGTATTGACTATGCCTGCAACTGGCAACAGCCGTAGTATTACGTTCTTGTTTGACGGAACAAACTTTGTGGAGTTATCTCGTAGCAGCGCAGATGTGCCAAATTAACCGTACTGGTGCGGCCCACCAGACTTTAATGCTTGACTGGATGGTCAGGCTGGAAACAAGGAAATATCATGGCACTAGAAAAAGTTATCTCTGTTGATTTTATTGAAATTGTTGAAAACGGCTCAATCCAAGTTCGCACCAAAACCGCCTTCAAAGAAGATGGCGTTGAAATAGGCAGCAAGTTCCACCGCCACGTTGTTGCCCCAGGCGATGACTACAGCGCCGAAGATGCTCGCGTAAAGGCTATCTGTGCTGCTATGCATACGCCTCAAGTAATTGCGGCTTACAAAGCGGCCCAAATTCCAGCATAATGCTGAAAACACGTACTGGTGCGTTCACCAGGGATTCTATGGAATCGAAAAATGTCAGAAGAAAACCTAGCGGTAGTAGACCCCGCGCCGGAACAGGTAGCAACGGCTGTACCTGAACCTGAAGTTAAAGCGCCGGAAGCAGAAGCACCCAAGACCTTCTCGCAAGAGGAACTTGATGCAGCTATTGGAAAACGCCTCGCAAGAGAGCAACGAAAGTGGGAACGAGAACAAGCACAGAGGGTTGTGGAAACGCAAACCTTGAGGGCTCCGGCAGCGCAGTCTGTCGATCAGTTTGAAACGCCAGAGGCTTACGCCGATGCGTTGGCCTATCAAAAGGCCGAGCAACTGATCGCGCAGCGCGAAGCGGCCAAGCAGCACTCGCAAGTTCTTGAGAGTT